TACAACTGTAAATAAAGATGGTAGTATATATGAAATATCATTTAAAAGCTATGATGAAAGAACAATAGGCTCAAGGTTGAAACCTTTAGCACAAAAGACATTGCCTTTAGAATATCAGGCAATAAAAGATGAAATAGTTAATTATAAAAAAGAAAGTGAGTAAAGATGGGAATAATAAGACCAACTAAATCAGCATCTAATGATGGATTTGTAGGGTATAAAAGAGTATCTATATTAAATATAACAGATATGTCAGCTAAATATGATTGGGCAGATATATATCTTGATGTAGAATTAGCTCTTGAAGGCTCTAAATATTCTAACAAACTACAAATTAAAGGTAGTTTTGAGTATCAAGGGGATACTATTCAAACAAATTCTCTTGTAAAGAATATATATCATTTCTTAGATGCTATTAATTGTAATATTGGTATTAATGGTGATGGAAAATGGGAAGACCAACAAGGTAATCCTGTAGATGATGTAGCAACATTCCTAAATCAACATTATGCTTCTGGAAAAACTCCTGATGCAAAAGACCATACATACAATTTATGGGTATATCTTTATAACTCAAAGCCAACTAAAGCTGGTAAAAAGAGTTATAAAACAGTTCATAACTATGTTCAGCCTGCAACAGCAGAGGGTAAAGCAGAACTCCAAAGAGGTATTGAGTGGAGAAAAGCTAATGGATACCTTAATGAATTAACACCAGAAGAGGCTAAAGTTCATAATGAATCTAATGGGAAAACAGCTACTGCAGGAATGTCTAATTCCACAGCAAGTTACAACTTTCCTGATGATGATTCTGATGTTAGCAACTTCTAAATGAGCAAGTATCTTGAGATAGCATATGCAAAGCCAAGTAATAGAGGTATTGTTATAGAGAAACGCTTTATTAAACAATATATTGATAAAGCTATATCTGAAAGAACCTCTTTATATAGAAGTACTTATGTGTATCCTAAAGATATTGAATCTGTAGCTGAAAAAACTAATTCAATAAAAAGTTATAATGGACCAAAGTTTATAGATTGGGTTGTTCTTGATATTGATAAAGGTGATGATACAGATGAAAATACTTTAAATGCCGCTAAGTCAGTTTGTATGCTTCTTGAAGATTTAGACTTAACAGGTGAAAACTATAGACCTTATTTTAGTGGAACAGGTTATCATATACATATCCCTGCATCAGTATTTATGTTCAGGGATAGTGAAGATTTACCTTATACAGTTAAAGCAACTATAAAGAAACTATTTCCTTATGTTGATTTAAGTGTGCTAAATAGAACAGGTATCTATAGAGTTGCTCATACAATGAACCTAAAATCAGGATTGTTTAAAGTTCCTTTATTTATAAGGGAATTAATGAACTATTCAGTTGCTCAAATAAAGCTCCTTGCAGGTACAGCTCGTTTGGATTTTCCATACGAAAGCTTGGAGGGAGCTGGACAATTGAGTAGATACATAGAAACTGAAATACCTGATAATAGAAAATATACTGAAGTTATAGAACCATCAAAGGTTGCCACTTGCATTCAGAAAATGTATCATAGAGGACCTATTCAAGGTTCAAGAAATAATACATTATTAAGAATGGCTTCTCATTGGAGAAGAAGTGGCATCCCTTCAGATGGTGCTAAAACTATGGCATTTTCTTGGAATAACAATGCTCTCGAGGATTTTAAAGTAATAGAGAAAATAGAATCCGTTTACAATAGAGGGTATCAATATGGATGTAAAGATGAGTTAATGAATAAGTTCTGCTCTACTAAATGTATTTATTATAAAAGAAAAGATTATCTTCTTGACATAAAGAATGCAGAAACATTACAGCAAGAACTTGAAGAAAGGATGACAACAGATTATACAGGAAAAACTATACCTTTAAGTAGAATGTTAGGTACTGATGTAGAATGTGATGTTTACCCCGGGGAGCTTGTAACTATATTTGGTTATACAGGTTCTAATAAAACAACATTAGCTCAATGTTTAGCCCTAAGTTATAACTTTGACAGGGACAGGATAGAAAATAAATCCCAACTATCTACATTGTATTTATCTCTGGAATTATCTGGATGGTATTTACATAGGAGAAACCTCCAGATAGCATCTGGGCAAAACTTCATAGATTCTGAGTACAAAGATGTTTATGAAAATAACAAGCATCTTGTAGACCATATCAAAGTTCAAACTGTAGCCCCTACAATCAAGCAGATACAGGAAAAGATAACTGAATTAAAACCAGCTCTTGTAGTGGTTGATTATATTGACCTTATAGATACTCATGGCAAAGATGAGTATAGTCAGATAAGAACAATATCTCATTCACTTAGAAGCATAGCTGTTAATAGTGACTTAATTATAATTCAAATATCTCAAGTATCAAGACAATACTCAAGGATGAAAGTTCTTGATTTGTATGCAGGTAAAGGTAGTGGTGCAATAGAAAATGCTTCAAGTAAAGTTATAGGTATTCAAGGTGAGCAAGGTTCAAATAAAAGAGTAGTTGAACTTTTCAAAAATACTGATGGGTCTTTATTTAATAAAGAACTTGGAAATGAAATAACTTTAGAGTTTAACAATAATTTTAGATTAAAAAGAAAGGACTTTTAATGGAAAAGGACACAAAGTGGATTAAAATAAGTGTAACTACACCTATTTATGATGGATTAAAGCAAGTTGCTGAAATAAATCACAGGTCTGTAAAAGGACAAGTAGAGTTTATGATAGAGCAAGCATTTAGACCTCCCAGCCCACAACCTAAACAGACAGAAGAACCTGAAAGTGTAGGTTAAAATGGCAAAAATAACAACTAAAGAGTTGATTGGTGATATTATAGACCTTGAACAAGAGTTGATAATTACTGAAGATGAAGAGGAGATTAAAGAGATAACAGATAGACTTGCTATCTATACTAAATCTTTATCTGATAAAGTAGAAAACCTTGATGGGTTTATAGTAGAGTTGTCAAGAAGAGAGAAATCTTTAGATGGAGAAATAGAGGCTATGTCAAATGAGGTTAAAAGGCTTAGGAATAGAAAGAAAGCTATTGCTAACTTTAAATCTTATATGAACAATGTTTTACTACCTATGGTAGTTAAGAGTATGGGTAATGATAATGTTTATGAAACCAAGTCTTCAAGGTATAAGTTATATGAAACCTATGGACCGGTAGAAGTAAATATGCAGGAATGTGATGATGCATTTATCAAAACTGAAATTCTTAAGAAACCTGATAAAGTATTAGCAAGAAAAGAGGCTGTAAAAGCCGATAAAGAAGGCTATCAACTTGATGGTATTACTATAGAAAAAGTAGAAAGAGTAAGGAGGTCTTAATGTTTCCATTAATGCACTTTACAAAGACACCAAATGGATTTGATACAAGCTTTTTAGGCTTCAGATTTGGTGCTCTTTATATAAAGGATGATAAGAAAACTCAAACATCTGAAATGCTATGCTTTGACTTAGAATTTTTCGGTAAATTAGGATTTGGATTTTCTATCTCTTTAAGATGAGACAACATAAAAGAATATTACAATGGCAGGACAAATTTGAACCTATTTTAAGAGAACTTCATGGAACTCATTGGAAAAAGGTTTTTAGAAAACTTCTATCTAAATCAACATCCTTAAGACAATCTTTAAAGAAGAGGTCTAAAGATGCTGATGTAGAATTTGACTTGCCATTGGAAGTTCTAAGACAACTCATATTGGCTTCTTATGGTAAAGAGTGTAGATACTGTGACAAGATTATTTCTGTCAAAAATATGGTTTTAGACCACACTACACCATTATATCACAAAGGACCAAGCACATTAGATAATCTTCAATTCATCTGTAGAAGATGTAATGTTAGAAAAGGCAACCTAAAAGAAAAATCTTATGATAAACTTAAAGATTGGCTTGATAAACAAGACGATGATTTGAAAGGTTATGTATATAGAAAGCTTTCTGTAGCTGATACCTTTAAGAAAAAGGAGTAACTATGGATACTATTCACTTTATAGAGCTCCCTACATGTTTTATATGTGGGGAGTTCGTAATAACAATAGATGCTGGATATTTTTGTAATGAATGTGAATTTTGGGAGGGTAAAATGGCATTAACAACCTTTGAAAATGTTGATGGATTAACTAAAAGAGCTGTTGATAGAATTGATGAATTTCTTGAAAGAATAGAAAGAATAGGAAAAGATACACCTGTTAAATCCAAGATAATAGAAAATAGAATGGATTTGAGAGGGGTAGAAGTAAGGGCTATAGTCAATTTTCTTAGAAAAAAAGGTTACCCAATAGGGTCATCTTCAAGAGGATATTGGTTTGCTAAAAGTAAAGATGAGATAGAAGAAACTTTACAACACTTACATCAAAGAAAATCAGCAATTCAATCTGTTATAAATGGACTTGAAAATAGTCAATATTTTAAAAAGCAGGAAAGTTTGTTTAGTTAAAAGAGGAGAGTAAAGGGGGTATTTTCCTTTCCCCCTCTACTCTATATTCGGAGGGGTTCGAGGAAAGACTCTGTGATAAAGCATATCTTCATCTTGATATTCCTTTACTTGTTTATTTAGTTTAATTAATGGAAAACCTGTAGTTTTCTCTAACATCATCATTGGATTTTCAAGTATACCTTTAGTATCCCTTGCCATTCTACCAAAAGGAAACATAGTCCAAGCATAATAATTCCCTACTCTTGACCAATCATCATCTACCATAGCTGTAAACATAGCTGCAGGAAATCTCATAATAGGAGGAGATATAGCCTGTAATGGAGCTATAGGTGTAGGATATTGACCAAAGAATGCTCTGTCTCTTTCTTTTGCATCTCCAAATATCCATTCTGCTGTATCTTGAAACCAGTTCATAGGAGCTGGTAATGCAGATTCAAATAATGAATATGTAAATACATTAGCAAGACCAAGTACAAATAAGTCTGCCATAGCAGTTCTTTTAAATCTTTCAAATTCAGGAGTGCCGGGGGTATATCCATATAATTTAGCTTCTCTATGTACTCTATTTCTAAAACCTACAGAGTTCCAAGCCCACAACTGAAATCTTGAATAAACTTTACCTAATGCAGTTCTTGTAAAAGCAGGTCTATATGGAGCTGCATACATAAACTGAGTAGCCTGAACACCTTTCTTAGCCATTTCAATCAAGAAAGGATGGTCTATGTTTTCTGGACCCAATACATCTTTAAATCTTCTAAAAGCTTCTATATAATGAGTCATAAAAGAATCTCTTCTAAGCATTCTTTCAGATACTGTCATGAAATATGCAGCTTTTGATATTATGTTCTTATCAACACCATTTTGCTTTAATATTTCCATAACAGTTCTGTTATCAGGATTCTCTCCCTTTCTAACTCTATTAGTTATATCAGCCATAATAGAGTCCCAAGCTTCTTTTCTAAATTCTTTATTAGTAAAACTTGCAAGATTTGCTTCATTTAAAAGCATTTCTTCAATTATACCATGTTTCCTTGCAAATGCATCTTGCTTTTCTTTACTATCAAGCTTATCAGATACATTTCTTCTTATCCAATCATAATCTCTTACTTTTTTAAAGTTGTTATACCCAGCAGACATAACACTTAAAGCACTACCACCGAATATGTTAGCTATAGCAGCTTTAGGGTGAGCTAATAATGTAGCTAACTCATATCTTGCTTCAAGATTAGACCATCTATGTAAATCACTTTCATCTACATTCTTTAAAGCTTTATCCATTTCAGATTTTCTTAAACCTAACCCTTGAGCAATCTTATTAATTCTGTTTTTAACTTTATTATCAGCCCACCAGCCATAAGGAGTTCCTTTAACATTGAAATGGGGGTCACTTTGTAAAGCTTCAGGAATAACAGAAGGCATACCGGTTGCTTCATTTAAGTACATTTTATGGAAATTAGTCCAAGCAACTGTATTTTTATATAGTTCAGCATCTATTAAGTCACCTTTTTTATTAAAAGCTTTTTTATAATTCTTTCTTTTAAACTGCTCTATTAAAGACCTGCCTATAATCTGTGTTAATTGTTTATGTTGTGTATCTATAAGTTCTTTACCATACGCTACTAATGCTTCAGGGGTTCTATTATAGCCCTTAACATTACCAACCCTTGACATCATATTTCTTGTGCCTTGTATAATATTATCAGGAACAAATTCTTTATCAGCATTTTTATCTAAGAGCTGTTTTCTGACAAGGTCATCATAATCCATCCAATCTCTACCTTCAAGATACTCTAAGTTCATATTTGCATTTTTCATTCTCATTACAAGTTTAGCAATTTCTTGAGATTTTTCTTGAGGAGTTAAAGAGGTGTCTTTTTCTATTTTCTCTATACCTATTTTAATAGCTTTTTCTACTTCAGCTTTAGGATGGTCTCTATGCATCCAATATTTCTCACTATCTATTCTTCCTGTACTTTTTGGAATTATAGACCTAAGCTTTGCTTTTAAAATAATATTTTCAGATTGAGCAACTTTTATATCATTAGCAAGTAAGTTTAATCCATCTACACCAAGCTCTTTTAATATCTTAGGAACTTTACCTTCAAAAAGGTCTTTAGCTGTTTCTTTAAATATCTTATCATGATTATACAAAGGGTCCATAATTATAGGATTTTTCATCATTCTCTTAATGATTTTCTTTTTACCAGCTTCAGAACTTTCTTCATACTTCTTTATCTCTTCAACAAGAGATTTTCTTATATCTTTTTCAGTAGACATTTCAGATAATCTATACTTATCTCGAGCAGCAAAATTCTCACCTATATAACCATAATAATGCTCAACCCATTTAGTAATATCTGAGTTAATCTGCTTCATTATAGCATGACCTTTTTTAGTTTCTTTCTTCCCTAATTCTATACCAAGATTATTTGCTACTCCTCTTGCCAATATACCAGCTTGTGGCAAATTGCCTAATGCTTCTATACCTGTACTAAGATAACCATAAGCATCTGCTATTTCTTTAGAAATCATATGTATATCATCGTCATCTAACTTATCTACTGTTTTAGTTACAGCTTCATTTAAATAAACAGAATACATATCATTAAATTCTTGCATAGCATCAGCATCTTTAGAACTAATAGATGACAACTCACCTTTAGCTCGTCGTCTTAAATTTAATAAATGTGATCTTGCTGATTGATAAGCATCGCCTGTTTCCATAACGTTACCAACTGCAAGTGCTGGTGTTGATGCTAACAGCCCCATTCCTGTTCTTGCAAATAAACCCATACCTCTAACATATGGATTTAATTGTGCCGCAGTTTGTAAAGCTAATGTTGGAGCTGTAGTAAACATTTGACTACCTAAATTTTCTCCTACTTTATATCCAACGTAACTAGCATCTAAAAAAGTCTTTACACCATCTTTACCTATTCTATCTACAAAAGATTCTGCATAAACACCAGTAGGTTCTTTAGCCCCTTCCATTTTTCTTCCACCCCAACCAGCTATACTATCTCCTGCATCATATATTTCTTGAGCTAAGTCTTCTGCATAACGACTCCATTTACCACTACCCATCCTTACTGGAGATGTAGGGTCAAGCATGTTCATAGCTCCTGTTGCAACTTTTGCAATATCACTTGATTTAACCTGTAAACCAGTACCAAGTGTTTGTGTTGCAGAGCCTATAGTTTTATTCCACCAATCACCTTTAGAATCAATAGAATGTTTTGTTTCAAGTATCTCAGCTTGTTTTTCTATAGCTGGTACATAAAAATTTTCAAAAACATCATCTAATAATGCGTTATATCTTTTATGTAATTCTTTACCTTCTATTGTTTTTTTATCTGGCAAATAACCTTC